GTCCTGGGCCTGATCCCAGGCCGAAAGGAAGCCCTCCAGGGCTTGGGCCATCTGGAGGAGGGGGGAGGCGGGGTCCAGGGCGGAGAGGACGGCTTGGGCCTCGAGGGAGGCCTCCTTCCCCTTTTCCGCCGCGTAGGCGTTTTGCGCCGCCTCCAGGGCCTCCGCCTTTTGGGAAAGCTCGGAGAGGGCGGAGGCCGCCTCTTCCGGGCCCACCTCCCCCGTGAGGAGGGCCCCGCCCAGCGTGGCCGCCTCCTGGGCCAGGGCGGGGGCCTCGAGGGCCGGGGGCGGGTCCTGGGGAATGAGCCCCGAGCCGTGGGGGCTCTCCGGGGTCGTGGGGTATTCCGGAAGGGGCGGGGTGAGGGAAGGGGACGGGGCGGGGCGGGTGAAGGCCGCCGGGGTCGCCCCCAGAAGGGTGGGAAGGACCGCCCCCACCTGGCCCGGGGCCTCCGGGGCCAGCCGCGCCCCTAGGAGGTCCATGACCTCCTGAGGGGGGCGGGAGGTGGCGGGCCTAACCCCCTTCAGCTCCAGGCTCCAGTAGACCCGGACGGGCTCCCGCGCGCTCATGCGTATGTCCGGAAGCCCCATCGGGACCACCACCCAGTGGAGGCCCCGGTCGAGGTCGTCAAAGACCATCTCCAGCAGGGGTCTTTGCTTTTCCGTCCTCCGCCGCCGCTCCTCAAAGTAGTAGGCCACGTAGCGCCGGAAGTCCTGGGCCAGCTCATGGGGGGCGAAGGTCTTCCCCCGGATGCGCCGCGCCCGGGCCCCAAAGGTCCCCTCGAGGCGCCACCGGGGGGTAGTGGCCCCTAGGGTGTCCGCCGCCACGCCCCGGGGGATTTCCAGGACCTGGACCCGCCCTTCCTGGGAGAGGGCGTAGCTCTGTTCTATGAGGAGGGGGAAAACGCCGTCCGAGCCCGCCTGGGAGTCCGGGCATGGGGCAAGCCTTCCGGACGGTTCCATGAGGCGGAGGGCCATGCGCATGCCCCCATTTTGGCCCGCCGCCGGGGTCAGCTAATGACCACCTTCCCCTGGCCGGACTGGAGGGAGGCCCCGCACGCCGTCACGTCCCCCACCCGGGCCGCCGGAAGCCCCACGATCAGGACCTTGGGCGAGCCGCTCACGATGGGGGTCACCGCGTGGCCCGGGAGGGGGCAGGCGTGCGTGTCCCCCATCCGGGCCGCCGGGAGCCCCACGATGAGGACCTTTGGGGCGCCGGAGGTGACCACCCCCCCGTGGCTCGAGGGGTCTCCGAGTCTTACCGCCGCTGGCATGCCGCCTCCTCCTATCCGATCTTGATTAGGCTTCCGTCAATGGTCACTACGCCGGAGGCCTGGAGGTCCAGGTTTCCTTGGGCGAAGAGGGACACCCGCCCGGGCTCCATCTTCAGAACGTGGCCCTGGACGTGCTCGAGGCGGATTTCCGGGGTGGGGAGGTCCTGGAGGCGGAGGCGGTGCCCTCCCGCCGTCTGGACCTCCAGGTACCGGTTGGCCGCCTGGACCGGGTCGTCCCATAGGACCACCCGGTGCCCCACCTCCGTCTCTATGGTGATGGCGGAGTTTTCCCGGGCCGGGGTCTCCTCCGAGGTGGGGGCCCCCGTCTCGGGGTCCCGGGCCTTCTCGGTGGAGTCAAAGAGGCGGAGGCGGTGGCCCCGGGCCGTCTGCACCACGATGGACCCATCCGCGCTCAGGTGCACCACCGCCCCGGAGGCGTGGCGAAAAACTAGGTCCTGGGGGGGCTCCCTGTGGGGGGTGTAGTCCTCCCGCCTCGAGGCAAACTCCCGGATTTTCCGCCGCACGCGCCTTCGGGTGAGCTTTTCCCGATAGGTGCGGTTAGAGGGGGTCCCGTCCTTCCGCGTGGTGACCTTGAGAAAGGTCCCGTCCGGCCACACGTGCTCTTCCGTCCCGTCCCCGTGGTAAATGGCGTATCGGTCCGAGGGGAAGTGGCGGAGCTCCGCGTAAGGGTCCTGCTTCCATAGCTCCTCCGGGATCATGTTGCGGAGGGCGTCGTCTAGGGCCCCCAGCCACACCCCGGCCCGGGGGTCGTTGGCGTAGAAGGCCACCAGGCCGAAGTCCCCCACCTCCGGGAGGGCGTAGGTCCCCGCCGAGGGATGGGCCCGGGGGCGGAGGACCCGGACCCGGTAGGTCCGGCTGGGGTCGTCTATGGGGGCGTAGTCCAGGAGGAGGACGTCCACCGTCCCCGCGTAGGGGGGTTCGTCTTCCCGGGTCACTTCCGGGGCCTCTGGGTGCAGGGCCACCACTTGCGCCAGGTGAATGCCTCTCAGCATGCTTTTTCCTCCTCACGGGTGCGGGTGCTTCTTCACCGGGGCCGTGGGGCCCGGGGCGTCCTCCTTCCGGATGGTGGGGACGGGGAAAAGGCTGTCCTTCAGGGGGGAGTATTCCCGGAGGCCCTTCACGAACCAGCCGGGGTCGCGGTAGAGGTCTTCCGGGAGGCCCCGGCTCACCTTGAGCGTGGTGGTGCGGGCCCCGGTGGGGGAAAACTCGTGCCGGACCTCCTCTACGTAGTAGAGGAAGGTGGAGGTCCGGTCCCCCAGGCGGTTTTCCACCCGGACCCGCTCCCCGGGCCGGATGTGCGGGGCCAGGCGCAGGGTGATCTCCGCCCCCGCGTACTCGTCCATGCGGTTGTGCTGGCCTGCAACCCGCCAGTTGAGGCGCTGGAAAAACTCTGGAGCCTTTTCCTTGTTTGCGTTACTCCCCCAAAGCCAGGTGGCCCAGGTCAGGGGCCGGTAGCCGTAACGCTTCCAGGCGCCCAGGTTGACGATGGCGGGGGCCCAGGTGATCACCACCGTCTCATCTAGGGGGAGGGCCCGGGGGTGGACGTAGAAGGCGTTTTTCACGTCCGCATCGGACCAGTCCGCCGTGTGGTCTTGGGCAGGGTCCAGGAAGAAGGCGGGGTCGGTGAGGTCGTGCAGGGGGAGGGAGGGCCAGTCCCCCAGCGTCGCCCCGCCCCCGGGGAGGCCGTAGGGGAAGGGGGCGGGCCGGACCACCACCACCGCCCGGGCCTGGTCAGGGCCGAAGGCCCGGCCCAGGTGCTTCACCCCCTTGAGGAGCCCCACGCGGTCCTGGGGGAGGACGGCCACGTAAAGCTCGTGCAAGGGCCGCTCGGAGTAGGCCTCGAGGAAGCCCCACAGGGTCCCCTCGTAGTTGGCAAACATCAGGTCAAACACCCCTTCCCCGTCCACCGTGTGAATGGCGTAGCTCAGGAGGTCCCGGATGGACCCATAGGGGCGCTGGACCATAGCCACCTCATAGGCCACCTGGGAGAGGTAGTGGGCGAGCCCCCGGTCTAGGCGGCTCACCCCCTTGAGCCCGGTCATGGCGATGCCCCGGAAGAGGCCGAAAAGGGAGCCGTAGGCCAGGTAGTAGTTCACCGCGTCCGAGAGGAGGAAGCCCCCCAGGTTGGACCCGGAGAGGACCGCCACCTGGGTGAGGCCCCCTTCCGTGAGGGCCTGCCTCTGCCCGATGGAGCGGATCACCCCCAGCATCACCGTCTGGCGGGTCCCCAGCCCCCAGGGCCCCTTGGCCCCGTCCCAGGCCAGCATCTCCACCCGCACCATGTCCCCCGTGGCCAGGATGGAGGTCACGGGCTTCCCCCGGATGCGGAGGGGGACGGTGAGGCTCCAGGTCCCCATGCCCGAGACCGGGTGGCGATCCGCATAGGAGAGAACGTAGTCCGAAAGGTCCACCTCCCCCCCGTCCGTGTGGACGGTGACCCGGATGTAGGACTCGGAGGCCCGCATCCCCTATAGAATGGCCCATCATGAGGGTCAGCGCGTGGCTCATTCTGGCGGGTCTGGGGGTGGCGTCCCTCACCGGGTGCCTGGAGCGTCCAGAGGAGAAGGTGGCGCGGGAGACGGAAAGCTACGCCGTCTATGTGGAGGCGATAGACCTGGCCTGTGCCTACGCCTACGCCTACACCGCCCTGGGGGAGAACGCCCTAAAGCTGGCCTTTTCCTCCGCCTACATGTTGGTGGAACCCTCCTCCGCCCCCGAGGGGTGGAGGCTCATACGCGCCTACTACGACGCCGCCAAGATCAACCGGGAGGCCCCGCCGTGCGAGTTTGAGGACGCCACGCCCATCCGGGTCAAGGCGGACCCGGAGACCTGGGCCATCGGGTATCGGGTCCAGGTGACCGCCCCCGTGCGGCTTTCGGTGAGCGTTTGCCGCCGGGCCCTCCCCCGGTACGGGGCATACAACCTCATGACGCCAGAGTGGTGCGAGCACCCCGGCCCGCCTACTAGGTAAACCGCCCCCGCCGCCGCCCCTCGTTCCAGGGGGACGGGTTTTCCTCCCCCCAGCGGGTGAGCTCCCCCCGCACCACCTCCTCCACCCGCCGGGCCACCCGCTCCCCCACTTCCGGGGGGACGCCCTGCACCTGCACGGTGAGGGTGCCCCCGATCTGGAGGGAGGAGGTGGGCTTCCCCCCCTGCCCCCCTTCCGGGCTCATGAGCTTGAGCAGGATGTCCCAAAACTCGTTTTCGTCTAGGACGGGCTTCCCGCCCTTCCTGATCTCCCAGTGAGCATGCGGCCCCGTGGCGGCCCCGGTCTGGCCCTCGAGGCCCAGCACCTGCCCGGGTCGCACCGTCTGCCCGGGGTTTACCCGGACCTCCTGCATGTGCCCCACCAGGACCTCATAGCCGCCCGCCTCCAGGACCACGTAGCGCCCGTATCCGGTGGCGTCGTAATCCACCTTTTTCACGGTGGCCTCGAAGGGGGCCTTGATGGGGTCCCCAGGCCCGGGGCCGCCGTAGGTCACGTCCAGCCCGGTGTGGACCGGAGGGATTTTTTTGCCCTGGGAAAGGAGGCGCTGGCGCATGGCGGGGTCATAGGGCTTCCCCGGGGGGAGGGTAATCCGGCTTACTCCCATTTGCCGGAGGGCCCGGTTGATGGCGCTGTCCCGGGCCGCCCTCTGTTCCAGCTCCCGCACAAAGTTGGGCCCCGGCCTAGGCCTTCGAGCTTCCCTTTGGGTTCGGTACTGCTTCTGAACGTCCTGATACTCCCGCTCTATCCGCTCATACGTGGCGCGCCCCTGCCGAAGGATGGGTCCAAAGTTGGGGTCCTGCTCGAGGCCCTTGGAAAGGCTGGCCAGGGTGGCCGCCGCATTCGCCACCGACTCCGTGAGCCGCTTCAGGCCCACGTCCAGGTCCTGCTGAGCGGCGATAAGGCTCTTGAGCCGCCTTTCCTCCTCCTCCAGGAGCTGGCGCTGGTAGCCCGCTTCCGCCATCCGCCGGGCCTCGCCCCCCGTGGCCACGTCCTCAGGGCGGGTCTTCAGGTAGGCCTCGAGCTCGGAGGCGGGGACGGACTGGAGGAAGCGGAAGACGGAGCCGTACTGACCCCTGATGGAGGCCACCTGCTCATAGGAGAGGCCCAAAAACTCCGTCCCAAAGAGGTACTCCAGGTCCGGCCTCCCCTGGAAGGTGGTCTCAAACCCCCGGGCCAGCCGCCGCACCGCCTCTGGGTTCAGGCTCCGGGCCTCCTCCAGGAGGAAGCGCCCGGCCAGGAGGGGGCTCACTTCCCGCAAGCGCTCATACTCCCGGGCCTCCGCCCCGGTCAGCCCCACCTCCCGGGCCGTGGGGAGGGAGGGCCCCCCCAGGGCCCGGAAGGCCAACACCTCGAGGCCCGGCGTCCCGGTGCGGGTCAGGCCCTCCAGGATGGACCCCACCGCCCGGGCCCCCGCCTCCCCCATCAGGGCCCGGTCCCCGGTCTCCGCCAGCCGGTCCAGGAGGGCCGCGTAAAAGGCGGTACTCCGCTCCGTGGCGGTCACCCCCTGGGAGAGGAGGCCCTGAAGGTACCGCTCCATGTTCTGGAGGGTCTCCGCCGTGCTCACGCCTTCCCGGGTTCCCTCACGGACCGCCCGGAAGAGGACCGCCGTCAGGGCTTCCGCGTTCCCCGGGTCCACCGCCCCGGCCTGGACCGCCGTCCGGAGGAGGGCGGCCACGCGGCTCTCCTCCGTCCCCGTGTAGCGCGCGAAGCGGAGCCCGGCCAGGGTGTCCTGGAAGAGGGCTTCCGCCCGCTCCGCCTCGGTACCGGCTCGAGCGGGGGCGATCATGCCGTAGGCCGCCGCAAACTCCCCCGCCTCCCGCGCCGTGTAGTAGAGGTCCCGGAGCTCCGCCCGGCTCCGGTAGACGCTACTAGGCCCGGAGCGGCCCAGGTCCAGGAAGGCCCCCCAGGTGGAGTAGTCCAGCCCCAGGGCGCGGTTCAGGTCCAGGAAGGCCTGGGCCTCCCCCCGGGCCTCCTGGGCCGCCGAACCTGCCATGTTCACGGCCCCCACCGCCGCCGCCCCACCCAGGGCCAGCATCCCCCAGGGCCCCAGGAAGCGGGCCAGGCGTGCGGCCAGCGCCCCAAGGCCCCCGGCCCCGCCCAGGGCCCGGCCCAAAATGAGCTCCCCCACCTCGCTCAGGGCCCCCTGGGCGTCCACCTGCTGGGCGGGCTTCTCTTCCCCGCCCCTTTTCTCCTGCTCTTTCCTGACCTCCTCCAGGGTCTCCCGGTGCTTCCCCAGGGTCTCCTTGAGCCGCTCTATCGCCTCGGTGTTCCCCTGGAGGGCCCGCACCTGTTCCAGGTAGGCCTCCGCGCTCTCCAGGGTGCGCTCCGCCTGGGAAAGCCTGCCCGAGGCGATCTGGGCGGCCAAGGTGGGAAGCATCGCCTCCACCCGCCGGGTGAGGCGCTCAGCGAGGGGGTTTTCCTCCACCGGGGGGGCGACGCGCCGCCGGGCCTCGAGGAGCTCGCCCCCCAGCCGCCGCAGGAGGACCTCTGGCTCCCGGGCCATTCCGCCCCGGGCCAGGGCCATGCCCGCCACGTCCAGGTCCCCCGCCTGGAGGGCCTGGCGGGCTATATCCGCCCAAAACTGGCCCCGGTACCCCCGAAACTCTATCTCTCCGGGCCGGGCCCGGGGGGTCTGGCCTTCCTCCCCGCTCTCCCCCTCTAGAGGGGCCCCCGTCCGGCCCCCCGGCCTGTTGGGGGGAGGCGGAGGGGCCTCCAGGGCCTGCTCGACCGCCCGAGGGAAGCGCTGGGCCTCCCCCGCCGCCGGTTGGGTGCCCTCGAGGGCCTTCCCTACCGCCTGGGGGAAGCGCTCCGCCAGGCGGGCCGCCGTCTCGTCTACCGCTTGGGCCAGCGCTCGGAACTCTTCCCGCAGGTTCTCTGTGGCGGAGCGGGCCTCCTCCGCCCCCTCCACCTCAAAGGAGGAGCGAATGCGGATGGAGACTTCCCGGTCCACCTATGGCCTCCTGTAGGGGTAGGCCCCCCGGGGGCCCTCGTAGCCGTCCCCCCCGGGGAGGGCCGCGTCCCAGGCGTCCTGGGCCTCGAGGTCTTGGGCGAAGCGCTGTTCTTCCCGGTAGGCCACCAGGGGGTCAGCCTTCCCCTGATGGAGGGCGTGGAGGCGAATGAGGGCCTGGGCCTCCGCGTTAGTCATCCCCCGGGGGTCCATCATCCCCGCCCCCGTCAGGGCCACCGCCCCGTACCAAAGCTTGAGCCTCCTCAGGTTCACCGGGTCCAGCAGGACGGCCTCGAAAGGAGTCCTTCCAGCGGAGAAAGGCCTCGTACACCTCCAGAATGAGGTCCTCGTCTCCTTCCCCGATGAGCCCGGGGGCCAAGAAGGGCTTCCCGTCCTGGCCCCGGGCATACCAGCCCTCCGGGGCGGTCTTTATGCAAAACTCCAGCGTGGCTATCGCCTCCGCCATGAGGCGGGCCCGCAAGGGGAGGGCCTCGAGGCGCACCTCCCGGCCCAAGGAGGCAATCTCCTGGGCCCGGGCCCCAATCAGCACCTCCTCAAACGCGGCAGGGTAGCGGAAGGTGATGGGCCCGTTCAGCCGGGGGTTGCGGGCCCCCTTCACCTCGTGGTGAGGCCCCTCAGGGGCCAGGGCGGACGGGACGTACTGGGCGGGCTCAGGAGGACGGTACACGCGTCACCCCCTAGGCCAGGCCGGGACCGGTGGCGCCGCCGCCCTGGCCCTTCTGCTGGATCATGAGGGCCATAAACTGGATGTTTTTCGCCACGCGCTGGTTTGCCGTGATGTTGGCGGTCTCCCCCACCGGCTCCACACCCAGGGCAACCCAGAGAGTGCCGGTGTCCCGGTCCAGAAACTCAATGGTCACGGCCTTCACCTCCCCCAGCCTCGAGGGGAAGCGGTGCATGGCATGGGCCCCCTTCCGCAGGATGAAGGTCCCCGCCGTGATGCGGTAGGACCGCCGGTTGTGGTTGATCTCCACCGGGTCGATGTTGCCCACCTCGTACACGTAGTCCGCCCCCGAGTCCACCGTCACCTGGACGTTCTGAAGGCGGCCTATGGCCACGCCGTCCGCCTTGATGACGGCGTGATTAGCGTGAAAGACCGTCTGTTCAGTAATGGTGGCCATCTCTCACCTCCTAGACGCTCCGCACGATCCGGGTGGGGGTGAGGAAGGCGGTCAGGGTGATGTAGGCCACCTCTCCCACCGGATGGGCCTCAAACTCCACCGCCACAAGCTCAATCCCGTCAAAGACCGCCGTGATGTTCTTGTAGGCGGGCTCGGGGTTCCCGTCCGTAGCGGTCCCCGTGGTCAGGACGCCCTCCGGGTTCCGCCCGCCCCGCACCTCCTCCGCAAGGGCGGTCTCCACCGCGTTCAGGATGGACTCCACCGTGGTAGCGTCCCCCACCGCCCCCACGAACTTTTTCGTGTAGAGGCGGAGCTTCCGGGTCAGGTAGTCCCGGATGCTCACCCCCTGGAGCTTCCGCCGCATGGGGTTGGCGTCCTTCCGCCACGTGGTGATCCCCTGCACGATGATGTAGGTCCCGTTTTCCGGGTCCTGGGTGATGGGGACCACGCCCTCCTTCAGGAAGTCCTCCAGGTCGGTCTGGCCGTAGCGGTAGGTCAGGCCTTGGGCGTAAACGGTCTTATTCGTGAGGGGGATTTCGGGCCGGGCCGCCGCCCACATGCCCGCCAGCATGGCCGCCACGTAGTAGGGGGGGAGGTCGTCCACCTTCCCCGTGCGGAGGTTGCGCCGCTTGACGGGGGTCCCCACCACCACCGCCCGCTCACTCTGGAGCTCGCGGGCCAGGTTCAGGGCCGCGTCCTTCTGAAGCTGGGGGTTGGCCTCGAGGGCGGGCCCCCCGAAGAAGATGCGCTCCTTCCTCTGCTTGGGGTGGCTCATGTATTCGCAATGGGCCACCGCCATAGCCTGGACCGCCGGGTCTGGGGTCCCCACCAGGACGGCCTGGACGTCCTCCGCCTCGAGGGCCTGGAAGGCCGCCTCATAGTCCCCCAGGGTCACCGGGGGCCCCTCGGTGCCGCCGGAGAAGTAGAGCCAGCCCTGGCCCGTCCCCGTGGGGGCGCCCCCCGTGGCCGTGGCGTCCACCAGGGTGGACCCGGCCAGCCACTGGAGCTGTGCGGAAAGGCCCAGGTCCAGGACGGCCCTCCCGGAGGTGAAGGTCAGGCTCCCGTTCGGGAAGCCGCCGGGGTCAAAGAGGTGATGCCGGTAGAGGACCTTCGCCCCCCAGACGGAGGTCCCGTTCAGGAAGTCGGCCAGGTCCTGGATGGTCTTCAGGCCGCTTCCCCCAATGAGGATGTCGTGATTTTCGTAGGGCGCGCCCCCCTGGAGGATCAGGTGCTTTTGCCCCTCGGAGTCCGTGGTCACCTGGGCGCTGGGGGTCCCGCTCCCGTAGTACCGGAGCTCGAGGGCCGGGCCCAAAGGCGGGCTCGCCTCCAGGACCCCGCTCCCCGGGTCTTCCACCCAGAGGAGGATGTACCCGTCCGGGTGGAGCTCCCGCCGGGCCCGGAAGCCGTTGGAGTAGATGCCCGCATGCTCAGGCTTGGCCTTCAGGAGGAGGTCCCCCAAGCTAAGCTGGGCCGGGGTGGCGGCGTTCACCCGGTAGAAGAGGATTTCCCCCGCCCCCGGCATCTCCCGGGAGGGGTCC